CCTGAATCCTCACCATGGACTATTGCGGCAACGAGCTTTTGCACTTCTCTCTGCTGTTCAGGACTTATAGTAGCAACAGGAAGGTTGACGGTTCGTGGGTACCGCTCGAAGTAACACTCCTCCAGGCGTTCAAAAACATCCCATGCCTGATCGGTGTTAAGCATCTTGGCATGACGGGCTGCGCCTCGTTCTGTCCAGAGGGTTAGTTTTGGGGTACTTGGTGGGATAATGGCTTGCTGAGTTTCGCTCAGCAACATCTTGAAACATTGTGTTTCGCTGGGGTTTAAAGCAAATAGGTGCTTTCCCACGGTGAATCTTGATTTGTTTTTTCTGTAATTTGTATAGATGTTCGTTTTGCGAGTTCCGTACAACTGTGCAAGTAACGCCGTAGTAAGTACGGGCTGATCTTTGAAGTGAATCTGAGGAATGGTTTCAGGGGTAACTACAGAGATGTGTCTGGTCATGATCTTGCTCCTGGTAAAAGATGAAATGTTTTCACCTTCTCTGCTGCTAAACAGAAAAGGCGAACCATGCGGGTTAGCAGACCGGCTACCAGGAACCGGCGAGTCCGAAGACTCCCCACATGACTCGCCAAACAGAGCAACGTCATGATTATCGGACACAAAAAAACCGCCAGTAAATAAGGCGGTGTGTCCGCCTGATAGGTTCGGGCTGCTAATCCCGACAACGGATTTTGCCGTTGCAAGGTAATGGTAGCCCGAATTGTTAAGAGATGTCAAGATATTTTTTGAGACTGTTGCTTCCATTGATTCCCCTGAAAAGAAAAGCTAACTAGCTCCGCCCCTGGGAGGTGCGACAAGGAACGGGAAATGTCACTGAAAACCCGATCCAAAACGCTCGAAGAGACGAGCAGAGCCGTAAAGCGGTTATGAAGATCTGGCTAGATAGTGCCGATCACTCGGCCTTTCAACGTGTCTCTTTCAGTCGTTGAAAAGGATTTTAACCCATCAAAGGACGCTCCAGCCAAACGATTACAACATTAAAAATACATATTGTTGTTTTCTATTGTATCGTAAAAATACTGTTTTGCAAGAATATAATGTCTTTTAATACATCTTTTTGGTGTTTTTATTTTTCACAATACAACACCTCTTTTCACATCAAACAGTTAGGTTGACTTGTTTTTGTTTTGGGTGTATGATTTGTTAGATGAAAAATTTCTTAATGAGGGGATTATGAAATACTTGATGTTGTCTACTCTTCTTGTCCTGCTATCTTTTTCTGTTTCTTTTGCTGATTGTTTTGGTGACTGCGCTTCCGACCAGGGAATATGCATTGCTCAGTGTAATGGTGACGGACAGTGCATTGCTAGGTGCGGTGACGCTCATGGACGGTGCATGTCAAGGTGCAGCAAATGAGTAAAGCGCAACAAATCAGCTTATTCGTTATGGCCGGAGTTATAGCCCTAATGATCCTTTTTCCGCCCTTTAAGGCTGTGCGGGTAAAGGGTGAATATAATGTTGGTTACGGCTTTATCTTGAGCGACAGAACAGATAAAGGCATCGTAAACACCCCTACCCTTTTTGCTCAAATTGTCGGTATTGCAATAGTTGGAGGTGTTCTTTTGGTAGCTATGAAGAGAAATAGAGAAGACAAAAAGAAAAAACCAGTTCGAGAGCAAAGAGTCAGTTTAAAAAGAGCTCTTGTTAATATCACTGTTCTCTTTGTCTTTGCCGTTGGATGGCTTACTTTACAGGCTGGTGGCGATGGTAAGTCTCCACCTATAGCACAACAAAAAAGCCCTGCCATAGTTGTTGACCAAGCAGGGCATAAGATTGATCTTGAAAAAGCCTTTGAAGGTGTTGAGTAGTTACCCTCTTCCTTGGCTCTGCGCGATTATATTCTCAATAACCTTCCTTCTTCCTTCCGGTGAAGTTGTCTGGTATTTCTGCCAATACTCTGGGCTTTTATTTAAGATGAGTAACGCCTGAACCTCTGGGCTTGGTTCTCCGTACAACGCTCTTGCTGCTTCCGGCGCATCACGATAATACATCACTTCTCTTGGAATCGGTTGACTTGCCTCTGCGTCAATATAATCAGTTGGCTTCTGGTCAAAAGAATCTTCTGCAAATTTATCGTCATACATTTTAGCAAGCTTTAATGATGTATCTATTCGAGCTTTCTTGTTAAAACTAGTGTCTCCGCCAGTTTTACCATTCAGTGCATAATATTGTTCTTCCAACTTTGCCAGTTTGTCGGGATCTGTTTCATTGAGAATATTGGAGCGAAGATCGTTCATTTGCTGAAGAGTTTCAGCCTTTGCGTTTCTTTCTCCAGCAATAGCTTCTGTACCAATGCGGTCTATTTCATTTTTGTCGGAAAGAATAGCGTTCTGTTCTTCCTGCCTGGTATTCGCACCTTCCTGCTGCAACTTGGTACTCTCAAGACCTGTATCTATTCTTTTGTTGGCTACGCGCTCACGCCATCCAATAGGCTTTTCATCCTGCTTGTTTCTTCCGTCTTTACTCGCCTGAAAGTATTTTTCACGAACACTCTGCTCTCCAGGATCGAGCAAACCAGATCGTTGTCTCGTTCCCTGGGTTGGATTTCTCATAAAGGCTTGGCGTTCTTCTTGGCTGGTGTTTTGGTCAAAGGAAACCTGGAGGCCGCTGTCGGTTTTGTAATCTTTACCTGAGCTGAACAGGCTGGATTTTTGGTCTGTTCCTTCCTGTGGGCCTGCTGGTGTAAAAGCCCTGGTCGGTTTGTCTATCACGTTTCCGTCTTTATCTTTTCCGGTTATCTTATTCCCAGAAATAGAGAAAACGTCTCCGGTTTCTTCGTTTTTTATAAAACCGGTTCCAGGTTGTCGTGCTGCTGGAAAAGTCCTTGCTTCCGTATCTGGCACTTCGCCTACGTTATGAGAAGGAGAAAGCTGCATGTTCTCTTGAGTTGTCCCTGGGAGTTCTGCGGCGTTTGCTGTTGCCGGAAATGTTCTTGCATTTTCTGCAGGATCTTCTATCTGGTCTTGGGGTTTTGTTCCTGCAACAAACGTTTTTGTATTTACGGCATCTTCTTTCACTGCTTCTAAGCCTTTTTCTAGTACAGGTGCAAAAACCTTTGAAGCAGTTCTTGCGCCTATCCCAACTGGACTATTTTTAATTATATCTCCGGTCATTCCGACGACGTTTCTGCCAACTTTCCCAACTATTTTATTGGCTTCTTTCTGGGCGCTTGATGGCGCAAACACACCACGTTTATTAGGGTCATACTTAAACTTCTTCTCTTTTTCCATGGTTGGCATGATGTTCTCCTGCTTAAATTATGCCTCTATCGGCAAAGATTTGTGCTTTTATTGAATCAAGTGAAAAATATGAACCGTCAACATTGGCAAAGGTGAAAGAAGCGTAATTGAACTTTAAGCCCCTTCCTGTCTTGGCAAGAAAAAGTTGCTGTCCTTTGGTAAGATCAGCCGTTACCTGATACGGGCCTATTGTGGTTTCATCATCTCCGGTAATGGAAACCGTCATTGCTCCATCACAGAGTGCACTGTAATAAATACGCCTGATCCGCTTATCTCCTTCGGTTCCAAAGTCGGTTTTATGCGGAGTGAAATACGCATCTATCTGAGTACCATTGTCACTGTCACCACAACAGAGGTTAAAGAGTCCGGTATCTCCAGCCCCAAGAATCACGCCATTGAACACACACATTGAGTTGAAGTTGTGGTTTGTATATTGGCTTAGGGCATTTACATTTAAATTTATTCGCACAGTTTGCATGATCTACACCTCTAGCCCTGCAATGGTTTTTCTTAAATTCACGTCATATGGCAGAAAACAAGAAGCAATCTCTATAGTAACTCCGCTTGGGTTTGCCGTTACAAGGTCGGAATACCGTTCTTTCAATTTTGTGGTGAAGCTCGAGAAGCTTAACCCCGCTGCAACGTTCCCTTCTAACTGAAAACCACCAAGGGATTCTCCGGTTGAGAACATCAAATAAATACATGAAAAAGAAAAAAGCAGGCTTCCGTGACTGTCGAAGATAATTTCTTCTGCTGTCATTGTTATTGGGAACGTACTGCTTGCATTGTATTCAAAGGTATAGCTGTCACTTCCTGACTCAACTGTAATTTGCAGGTAGTTTGTTTCCTGAGCGTCATATACTGCTGAAACCGTTCGTTCAAACTCAACTGGAAAATTGTCGAATGTATATTTTTTTTTGCCGTGTACTGGAAAGCCAAAGTCATTCATATAGGCAACATCATTTATTTCATAATAAATACCTGTTCCGGTGACACAGCTATCCTCTAGCTGTTGATAGTAGTAACCTGCATTTTCGTCACATAACGGAATCCATGTTTGTTCTTGCAGTCTTGTTTGTCCTGGTGGGCAAACTAAATAGTCGGCCTGAATACATTCCCATACAGGATCACCCACTTGAACGCCTCCGTTGCAGGTACATGAACCTGCATAGGTATAATCACCAACTGAAGGATTTGACGGAATTGCCGATATCGGTCCTATCTGACAATAAAAGGTCATTGTGTATGGTTCTGGTTCAAGCTCAAAACCGCCATCAGTGATAAAATCGTAAGTTGCGGTTGCAGAAAGGCCAAGGACTTCAACAAGTGCTGTTCCAGCTTCATTACTGACCTGTAGCCAATCATTTGAAAGCATGTCAAACATAGAGAATCTGTAGTCACTTCCGGTTGAACCGTGTCTTTCTTTTATCAGCATTACCGGTTTGTAGGTCTGGTGTGCGGTTGCTGTGCGGTCAAACCCTGTTCCAGTTACTCCGTTATCAAGTATTCCTATAATCCCAACAGGTGTAATGATTTCATTTGTACTGGTTATCATTACCAGCACTTCAGGATCTCTGGAATTGTGTCCTGTTGGTGAATCAAGAAGACTTGTTCCTATTTCAGTTATATACTTTCCTGCGGCCATTGGAAAAAGAAGAGCTGCATTTTCAAAGTATAGAGAAGGGCTTACTTCGTCAGATGAAGCAATTAGCCTTGAACGTGATCCGCAATCGGTGTGAATCCACACCGGTACATCGGTGTAAATATCGCCATCTATATCAATGCTTACCGTATTTGAACTTACATCGTCAACTGCTGTAACTATTGCTTTCACTACACATACCGACCTCAACGCCTCTTCGGTAAAACCGACACTGGCAAGGTACTTGTATATTCCTCCATCAATGGAAAAAGCCGGTATGCTTATATCGTTAGCCATTAACTACCTCGTAGTCCTTCCACACTCTCATTTCTGCTGAAGTGTGAAGAGGAACAATACAAAGATCATCAAACCTGGTTCCATTAATCAAACAATCTTTCTTGCAATCAAGCGGTGATGTCCAGGAGTCCATTTCATCAAACATGCTTACTAATACTATTTGACCTACACTGTACCTGCCAAAATTCGCGTCATATGCTCCTTCAAACCTGACGTATTTATCAACTGCACAGATATCTAAGTTGTAGTAAAACCTGCCATCCTCAAGCCATAGCTCGGTTGGTGTTTCTGGAAAAGCGTTTACAACGATACCAACTGAAAAGTGTGGAAGACATAAACACTTTCGCTCAAGTCGTTCTCTTTTAGGCTCTTCTTTTTCTTCTGTAATAGCAGGTTGTGCATAAATTTTAATTACCTGTTGAGTAAAGATTGATTGACATTCAACCACTATATCGGGAAACGGCTTAACAATTCTCTTGCTCTGCTTGAGCCCCTGGAAAGACATCAGGTTTTCAAGGATTCGCATTTGATCTTTGGCAAAACCTATAAACTCTCTGCCTCTTGTTTGGTTTCCCTCAACTATTATTTTAACTGGTATCATGACTCGCTATAACTGTGCGATTCGCTAATGTTTCCGCTATGGCTGGTCCCAACACTTCTGCTTTCAGAGTGGCCCCAACTCTCGCTAATTGATTCGCTAGCACTATTAGAAATACCAGCACTGGCATTAACACTACCAAGAGCTGATGCTACAGCCTGCATAGCAATGTTTGCCATAGCCTCAGATACTTTTTCACGCAATGCGGATTCAGAGGTATATCCATTTGTTGACTGTTCAGCGTTGGCAATTGATTCCCTTAATTGCATGTCGGCGTTTTGAAGTCGCAAGGCATAGGCCGCTGCTTTGGTCTTCTGGCTCTCAGCAATAGCTTTCGTCTCTGAGTCGTACCCTTTTATCTCGGCTTCTATGGCACCGATAAGGGCTTCGTTTTTCTTGGCCTTGGCATTAATAACTGCGTTAAAGGCTTCTGCTTCTGCTGAATATGAATCGACAAGCCCTTTGTTGTACTCAACAATTGCCCTTAAGTTCTCAACCTGAGTTTGAACATAGATTTTATTTGCTTCTGCTGCGGCTATGTATGCCCTGATGCTTTCGCTGTAAACGCTGATAGCGTTGGCTGCGACTGCCTTTGAATAATCAAGGCTTCTATCGTTCTTCCTGGAAGTAAAGTCACGCAAAACAGCTTCAAGGTTGTTTGCCATCTGAATTGCAAACTGGCTGTTATTCTGAGCAAGCTGCGCCTGCTCTATCATGATCTTACCGTTGATCTCCAGTGTTCTTCTTGCTTGCTCGTTAGTTTGTTCTTGCAGTCTTCCGGCCATTGCTCCGGTCGGAAGAGGAAAACCCCTTGTAGTAAAATAATCCTCTACCTGCTGCTGTGCTTTATCGTCTTCAATAACCTGCCTGGCAAGAGCTCTATCGTAAATCTCTTGCTCAACGGTCGAGTCAAGGCCAGTTGCACCGGATTGTAGGTCGGCTATGAGACGATTAAAGAGCGGAGTATAAAGAGAAAGAACGTGTTCGCTTTCTACCCATGAAATAGCCGCGCTTATCTCAGCTGGAATATCTGCAGGGTTGAGACTTGAAAGATCGACAGTTGGTAAAGTTTGCAGTGAGGGTGGAGTTGCGGCGAAAACAGGAAATGAAGTTTCAAGCCCTGAAGTATCGACAGCCGGACGACTATCAACTGGTATATCAAGATCCGGTACGGTGACACCTTCAACTGATACATTTGGAGCGGGGTAACTGGTAATTATACTGTCAAGAGCTCCAAGATATCCGCTGTTGCCATCTACCCCAACGAGCTTTTCTATCATGCTGTTTGCCAGCTCAAGTGACTGCGTGTATTTAGCGCTGACATAGGAAAGTGAGCCGGAGTCAACACCCGTTCCAAATCTTTCGTTCTCTCCCCACTCGAAAGGCTCAACTGCCGGTTTATCTACATATAGGCCCATATCTCAAACCTCCGCGCAATATCTGTTTTTGTTGTATGAAATCACGCTGTAATCTTTTACTGTTTCTGCAACTCCAGAAAGAGCTGGTGCTGGACAATTAATGTCAGCGTTCGCGGTATTTCTTTGAATCATTTGCCCCGAAACTTCTGAGACACTTTGGTTAATATCAACGTGCATTGCCTGAGTTGTTTCACCAGAAGATTCAACTGATATTCCCTTCACTGTGTAATCTACGTTTATAACTGTCCTGAGTTTTGCCGTTCCACCAACCGCAACTTTTGGTTGTGCAACTGCTCCGCTGCATGTAATTGGATTGCTGGCAGCCGCTGACACTTGAGGAAGAGAGGAATCAAAATTCGACTCCCATGCTCCAACTGCTGTGACGCTTATTATTGGTGGCTGAATAGCACCGTTTGCAAAGTTCTGGGCTGTCCCTGTCGCTGATATGTTGCCACTACTAACGCCATATCTTCCCCATGACTGAATGGTTGTCATGGACGTGCCAGAAACTTCAGCGCCTGGGGCAACTACTCTCATTTTGTCAAGTGAAGCTATAGATCCATGGAAGGATGGAAGAGACTGATTAATGTCACCATCTGCTATAATTGGGTTGGAGATAATACCAAACAGTCTGCCGTTTGTGGTTGGTGATGAAATGTCACCATCTGCAGTAGAATGTATTGTTACCGTTGCGTCTCCACCTATCTCTGATAATGGTGGATTAATAAAACCTGATGCTGCGGTAACTCCAACCATGGCACCGTGAAGTCTGCCGGTGGTCGTTGGTGCAATTATGTCACCGTCACCTGTCTGGACCTCTGTCCATGTAGTAAATCCAGTAGGAAGCGAAGAAAGAAGTTCAATATCTAGTTGAGAAAGTAACAATTCTGCAGTTGCACCTATCTCGTATAGTGTTGCAGCAGGATATAGCAGCTCTCCGCCTGCATTCCAATCTTCAAGGTATTGTGAACCAGAATAGCTCAATATGTGGTTTGAACCATTCGTTACCTCTGTTGGTGTTGCAGTTGCGCCATTAGAACCATAAATAGTGCTACCGACAACAAGCCAGCATTTTACTTGTCCTCCAGTGGTAAATCCTGCATCGACCAAAAGCCCTACTGTTACAGGGGTGGTGTCACCAACTGGAAAATCATTAACAACTCCAGTGCTTTCATCTTCTCCATAAACGATATAAGAATAATCAGCACTTGCGATACGAATACCTTTTCCTGTTGACCCGTCTGGATTCTCTGAGTCAACATAGACATTGCTATCTCCCACCATTTTGCTAAGAGAAGCGTTCTTTGTACAGAACCCAATAACAAAGTCATGATATGATCTATACGTTGGATTTCTGGTAAACTTTATTTCAAAATACTTCCTAAAGTTCCCCGAATATCCTGAAAGACCTTCTAAGTGCTGGTCACGCCCGTTGTTATCTGTTTTTGTCGCAACATTATTGTCAGACCCAGATAGAGAATAAGTGCCATACGGACTTGCAGAAGGAAGTCGTGATGAATCCCAATAATCAGCCATTAGCTCTTAGGCGTTGTATAGGTAAAGGTGTTGATAATACTCTCACCGTCTTCAGTGATGGTCGTATTGCTCATCTGTAATTCATATGCAGTGGTTGCACCAATGGCACCGTCAAGGCGAACTGCCGTAGTGCTTGCTCCGGTAGTCCTGTTGTTGTCATACCACCTGAACCAACCGGCTACGGTCCCTGTACTGGCCGCGGCAAGTCCTACTCCTTTCCAGGTTTCGGCTGCGGCCTTGGAAAGAACACCGTCAGCAGAAGAACCCATTTCTAAGCCATTCGTGGCAACACCTGGGGTGAATGCTCCGGCATCTACCGTTATCTCCATTAAGAGCGTTCCGGTTTCAACTGCATCAGCATTTGCTGGCTGAGTACCGGAAAAGATACGAATAACTCCATCCTGCATGATGGATTTAACTGATCCGGTTTGATTGACCGCATTGACAAATCCAGTGGATAATCTTTCTGCCATGACAAAACCTCATTAGAGTTTGTGTTAATGAGGCCATTTTTTCTTCATGGCGTGATCAACTTCCAGAGCAGCTTGCGGCTATAAATAGCGGAGGCTGTTGGCGGCTTCTGCCGTTGTTTTAATAAACCGTATTTATAAGAACTTTATCCTTAACTACTGTTGCTCCTGAAGAACCTGTTGAATAGATTAAATCTCGTTCCGTTGGAATAACTAACTGTCCGTTTTCTGTGCCTATACATATTCCTTGGTCGCTTGACCAGATAGCTGAGAGTCCTGGTATTTGTAAGTTTGTACTGCTGAGGTCGATAAGAGCAATATTTGCGCTGTATTCATGGGCAGGGAATGAAGCTTTCTTGACATATGACATTGCTTCAAAGGTTTCAGCCCTTCCAATAAATCCTATTTCTCTGCTTGTTGAAACCCACACGCCATTTTCAACCGGCTTGATCATAACAACGTTGTCTCCAAACTGGAAAAAACGCCTACTCACGTCAAATTTACCAAAGGCATATGGTTCTGATACCCAGATAACACTTCCAACAACTATCCACATCCTGCCAAGGAACACGGCAATGTGTTTTCCAGGCGGAGCAGCTGAAAAATTTCGTGTTGTATCAACTCCAACATGATCTTGCGTAGGCCAGGGAGAAGAAACGCCAGATTCGATTACCCCGTTTTGATAGAGGCTTGAGTAAAAGGTTTTATCACCAACCTGCCAGAAAGAAATTCTTGCGCCTTTAGTGAGTGAGGACCGGACACCTGTTAAGCTGTAATCTGTTGCCACTTTCATGATAGCTGCATCGTCGGTACGATCTTCAACTATAAAGCAATCTCCGCCATCACAGAAAAGAGAATGGTAAACCTTGTCACTCAACTGTGTTATTCCAAGCCGTCTTGAAATGGCATATGAATCATCGATATCAACGTTTACAGCTGCGGCAAGCTCGGTAATGCCTGTTCTCTGGTCGTAACTAAGGCGCTCTGCACTTACCTTATTGTTGAGCCCTGTCGCTCCTTTGAGTATTGTTCTTTCCATAAATCACCAAAGTTTATTGCGGTGTGGTCTGTTTTCCTGAGACTTTCTTTTTCTGTCTGCATCGGGCGGAAGACCAAAATACCTATTAAACTTGTCTTCATGGTTCTTGGCTTTTTGCGGAGCGTAGAGTTCTGGTTCGTCCGAGTTATAGACAACCATTAATGGATAGTGGTGTAAGTACCTGTGATGAGCGGTTGCAATTGCCGGGGTCAATACTTCGGGGTCGGCATCAACTAAGGTGAGATCTTCCGTTGAGAGTGGGGTCCGGTACACTTCAAGTTTGAGCGTATAATCTGCTTCTGGAGTTTTGTTGAAGGTGATACTGGTTTCATCGAAGATAAGGACTTCCGGTTCTCCCTCGTTCTCGCGCCAAGTAGGATCAATCCGGTCAAGTTCTTCACGGTCTTTGATGTCCAGATAGATATAATTACCTGCAGAATCAATCAAATACGCCTTGGTAATGCGGGTAATTGACTCATGCACGTCATACGTCCGGGTGTCTTCAACCACATCAACCTGGCATACTGCCGTTGTCGTGGAGTCAAAGAGCAGGTCTTTACGGGTACAGGCTTCGTGGATTGCCTCGTTAAAAAGAATCAGAATAGCGGCATCGTCAAAGAGATACGGAGATGTGCTGTCATCTGACTCCTGCCTGTACTTCGCTATAAGCTCGGTAGTGTCCATGGCTTATTCCTTTGGAAGAGTGAACACCTTGATTGCTGCTTCCTTGTACATCGGAAGAGTGTCGTTGGCCTTCATCTCAAGACAAACCTCTCCGTTGGTAGCCTTTTCTACGAAATCTACAACGTCCTGCTTTTTCTTCATTTCGTTGATGGAGTTACTAATCGCTTCAAGGTCTACTGGTGTTTCAACGGGTTCCGGTTGCGGTTCAGTCTCAGTTTTTTCAACTTCACTGCCGGAAACATCTTTTTCCGGTTCACCCTCAATAACGGTCAGTGTTTCATCGTCAACAGGGCTTTTCTCTTCCTTTGCCGTTTCGGGAAGATGATACATATCGATCATGCGAATGGCTTCAAGGCGCATTTCATCGATACCAGCATCTTTTGGAAGTTCAAGTTTTGCGCCGGTAAAGTTACTAGCTACAAAAGATCTGATATCTTCCTCGCTTTGCATCGACATTACCGCCTGACGACCTTCATATAAAGTTTCATCATAATCGCCTGCAGGTTGTTCTCCGGTGGCAATTTCAAGCCCTTCATCGTCTTTCGCTTCGGCTTTTACATACACGTCAGGATGATCGAGCATCTTATTAGCAACCTTTACCTCAACAAGTTTGATCTGCTCTTTTATCCACATACCAGTGTTATAAAGCGAGTCGCTGTATATCCCACGCTTGCCGATATACTGAACGGCTGTCATGGGCGGCTTTTCAGCATCAAGTACCTTTTCAACTGAATCAGCAAGAAGCCGGTCAATCTCCGGGCTGCTGGCGTGAGCGTCCAGGGTTTTAGTGATCACTGAGAGTATTTTTTTCTTTAGTTGTGCTTTCATTGTGTCCTCAAGTAAACGGAAAGCCCTTATCGATAAGGGCTTTCCTGGTAGTGGTTACACTCCGGTTTACACTCCGGTAATCTCACCAATGATATTGATATCCATCTGTCCTGCGGAAGCGTGATCAGCTCCGGTCTTATTGGTCAGAATGAGATATGCGTCTTTGGGGAGGGTTACGGGTTTTGTAGTGGTTGCTTTCCTCAAGGTCGCTGCAGAGGCAGAAGAAACACCATCTGCGAAATAATCATCGTCCTGGGGAACGGCGGTGACATCAACACCGTCAACATACTGGAAGCCAAGGTCAAAGACAGTTGCAGCAGTGAACGCGTCACTGATTACAGCTATCATGTCGATGAGCTTCATTCCTGCCGGTAGTACGCCAAGACGGACAACATCAGCTTCAGCAATTGCCGTGGCCTGGTCGCTGCCTGCAACTACGCCGGATGTATTGGTCTTAAACTGATACGGTTTAGCACTGAGGTTCCCATAAGGAGCGGTGCCGCCGTATGCTGGATTTGGCAGGTTCTTAACATTATCTAAGTTTACAGTTGCCATGATAGTTACTCCTGTAGTACCGGCTATCCATGACAGACAGCCGGTAAGGTTAATAATTTAAAGGCTTACTTGCTTGCCAGGATTACAGCTTGACTGCTGTAT